CTTTAGAAGAAGCTGCTGCTTCACTTCAAGATAAATCAGATAAAATAGAAATGAATAAAATTAGAAAAAGGATAGAAAGCTAATGGCTAATGGTAATGGAATATTACGGAAAGATTATAAAAATGATTATGGTATAAGACCAGATTCTATAACATTTCCGGAATTAGAATTTCATCTTGGACATGTTGAAAGAGTTTTTACGACTAGAAGTGATGTTACAAAATATGTTGGTGATAAAAGTAATGTACCAACTGATTCTAGTCAAGTTGTTATAATTACCCCTTCTAAATCTGAATTGGGGTACTCGAAAGGCAAATTTCCAGCTCGACCTTTATTGAGAGGTATAAATGATTCAATTGCAAGAGGTGATGCTGTTTTATTTACTGATGTTGAAGGTACTATTTTTTATTTAGGTCCATTAAATATATCTAATAATCCAAATTATACTCCTGATAATACCAAAAATAGAACTAATAAAACAACTGATGATGCTAATGGTTATAGTAAACTTTTCCCTAGCCCTTATGTATCTAAATTAATTAAAGCAAGAAGTGATTTAGATTTCCCAGGTCAGAAAAATATTCCATACGATGCTGATGCTATTTTAGATTCTAAATATAGTGATTTAGTTTTAGAAGGAAGACATAGAAATTCAATACGTATTGGTTCTAGATCAAAATTTCCATTAATAACGATATCAAATAATAGAACGAATATATCTAGTTTTGAAACTAGAAATGATGGTTCACATATTTCTATGTTTTCACTTGGTTCATTAAGAGACTATTTCCCCACTGGTCCAGGAAACGGCTTAGAACCATTTATACTTTCCTGTGATACTATTAATGCAACTAATTCTGATTATAATGCTTATCCTATAGCTAGTGGAAATGATGGTGAAGAAAAGGCATTTAATTATGATTACGGTAAAGTTCAACCTGATAAAAATGAACAAAATGAATTTGACCAAATGATAATTTTTTCTGATAGGATAACTTTTGATGCAAGAGAAAATGATTTAACTGTTTCGGCATTTCGTAACATTAATTTTGGTGCAGGTAAAAATTTTACATTAACAAATAAAGGATTCACAGTATTAGAGTCAAAGAATATTTATATAGGTAAGGGTGCTAAACAAAGGTCTCAACCTATGGTATTGGGTGATAAATTAGGAGAATTTTTAGCAGTAATTACAAGTATTTTGCAAGATGCACACGCTCTTGTACAAGGTGTACCAGTACCGTTGGTGGATGCTGGTAGTATACCATTGACTACAAGAATAAATGAAGTAATGAGAGAATTAAGTGATGAATATAATCCACAATATGATACAGAAAATGGAATACCATTATCTGATAGATCAATTGGTGGTCCAAGATTTTATAGTCGTCATCATTTCATAGAAACAAATAGGAGTTAATAAAATGAAGTTATCTGTATTTAAAAAGTTAATTAGAGAAGTAGTAAGAGAAGAATTAGATTATAGTTTTTCTCGACTTCGTAAAGAGTTAAAAGAAATAGTAGTTAAGAGTAATACTGTTAGTTTAGATAAAGTTACAAGCAAAACAACGAAAATAAAACGTGTTCCAGAACACACAAAATTTGCAAGTAATTCTAATTCTAATGTGTCTATTCCAAAAACTAAAGATAAAGTATTGAATCAGATGTTGACCGAAACGGCACAATCTGATGATTGGAAATCTATAGAATCGGAATCTGAAACTAAATCAGTAATGGATAATGCAAAAGAACTACCTGATCATTTAGCAAAAGCATTTAATAAAGATTATTCTGATGTAATGAAAAAAGTAGATGAGAAGGCGAGATTTAAAAATGGGTCTTGAAACTAATATAAAAACTGCTATAAAAAACAATTTATCTTATCTTGATAATAAAGGTGAAAAAGTGTTTCCATCTGATCCCAAAAAAGTTATTGATAATAAAGGTAATAAACCAGGCGAATCTGGATATAAAGATACGTTTGATAAAAAAGCAGAAGAAAAACTTGATCAATTAGCAAAAGATTTGTCAATCGCAATCAGGGATTTTATTGTTGCTCAAACGTTTTCTATTAAAAAAATGGAAGCTTCAGTAATTACCCAACCTTTGCCTGTTGCGACTCCAACTGGACCTGGTACTTTACTTCCAACTAAATTAACGGTGTCAGTTAAAGCACAAAAATTAGGTCCATCTTCAATGAATCCTGTTGCTGGAGTTGAATCGATGGCTTCGGAAATAGGTATCGAGGAAACGGACATAATGGAATTAGTATAAAATGCCAATAATTGATAGAAGAAAAGATAGATTTATTGTTGATCAAGATACACGAGTAAGTGTTGGTATAGATTTTCCATTTGCACGAGTACCTAGTTCTGGTGATGGGTATTTTAAAACAAGTAAAACTACTATTGATGCAATAAAAAATAACATAAAGCTTCTTTTAAAGACCGAAAGGGGTGAAAGACTTTTTCAACCATTTTTGGGGATGGATTTAAAACGATTTGTATTTGAACAAATTACAGAAGATATTAAAATTCAAATTGAAAATGATATTGTTAATGTGTTTGAAACTTGGCTTCCATTTGTAAATTTAGGAGACATTCAGATAACTACAGATCAAGATAATAAAATTAACATTAATATAATATTTAATATTAAGAGAGCACCAAGTTCTCTTGAATCGGTTGGAGTTGTTTTGGAGTAAAAAAATGGCATATTCAGAAAAACAGAAATTTAAACCATCGAATATTACTTATGTAAGTAAAGATTTTTCTACGATTAAATCGGACTTGGTTGAATACACCAAAGCTTATTTTCCAGACACTTATAAAGATTTTAACGAAACGTCTCCTGGTATGATGTTAATTGAATTAGCAAGTTATGTCGGTGATGTATTGTCTTATTATATAGATTATAATTATAAAGAAAATGTTTTAGCTACTGCAACTGAACGTCGGAATGTTCAAAGGCTTGCAGAGTTTATGGGATATAAAACCACAACCACAACTCCAGCTTTAGTAGAGCTAAGGGTTTCTCACAATATTGGTGCTGATGAAAATGGATGGCCAGATTTTTCAGGTTTAGTAGATGATACTTACATGATACCTTCCGGATTACAGATAGCATCAAACGTGAATTCAGAATTGATATATGAGACGTTGGGTGAGATAGATTTCACGATCTCTAGTTCAGCTGATGTAATAGGAGGGGGGATTGGATTACCTACATCTTATAATACCAATGGTATTGCTGACGGATATACTTTAACAAGGTATATTAATGCGATTTCTGGTGAAACAAAAACAAAATCTTTTACTATATCAAGTCCAACTAAATTTTTAGAATTGGATTTGGGTGTATCAAATGTTATTGAGATATTAGATTGTAGAGATAGTTCTGGTCAGAAGTGGTATGAAGTAGATTATTTAACACAAGATAGAATACTTAAACAAACCCATTATTTAACTGATGGAAGAGGACGTGCTGATAATCAGGATCCAGTGGGTGGTCTTTCTGCTTCTATCGATATACCATATACTTTAGAGTATATTAAAACCAATAAGAAGTTCGTTAAGAAAACCGATCCTAATACAAATACAACTAAACTTCAATTTGGAAATGGTTTATATAGACTTAATATATCGGGTTCATCTGGTGCAAGTCTTTTTTCAATAATAGAACAACAAGGTATTAGTTTGGCTGGAGTTCCTAATTCGGTTATAAATGCTAGTATTAATAATTTGACTACAAATAATTCATTAAATTTAGGCGAGACCCCAGCAAATACAATTATGACGGTTAAATATAGAGTTGGTGGTGGGTCATTTTCTAATGCACAAGCAGGCGAATTATCTGTTATAAAGAATGGACCTACTGGTATAAGCATAACAAATGATGAACCTGCAAGTGGGGGGACAGATGGTCAAACAGTTGATGAGATTCGTGAAAATGCAAAAGCATATTTTGCTTCACAGCTTAGGTGTGTGACTCGTGAAGATTATCAAGCTAGAATTTTAAATTTACCTGCTAAATTTGGAAATATTGCTAAGTGTTATGTCCATAGAAATAATGATATAAGTAGTTTGAAAGTATATACTATGTCTTATAATAATCGTAGACAATTAGTACAAACTCCTGAATTGATATTGAATAATTTAAAAATTTATTTAGAACAATTTAGAATGATAAATGATTCTTTAGATTGCGGATTTAAATTAAATAATATAATGTTTTCTGGTTATCATATAAATTTTGGAGTTAATTTTGAAATTAATGGTGATAGAAGATTTAATTTTGCGGATGTTAAATTAGGAGTTATTGCAATAATAAGAGACTTCTTTAAAATTGAAAAGATGCAATTTAAACAAGCAATTAATTTGGGTGATTTGAAATATAATATTTTAAGTCTTGACGGGGTTGTTGGAATTAAAACCCTTAGATTATTTCAAAATGTTGCAAGTATAAATGATTTTGCAGGTGATAGTAGACAATTGGCTTATTATAATGCGAATGGTACAGTAATAACGAATGGAGAATCAGAACATGGTTTTTTATATGAGATGGGTAATGCAACTGTAGATGATATAGTTAGACCATCAGCAACACCTGCTATATTTGAACTTAGAAACCCAAATGGGGATATTTACGGGAGAGTTGTGTAATGCATAGATTTTTCTTCGCAACTAAAGACGCTTTTATTAGTAGTGGTTCAAACCAAATTACTGGTGAAACTTGGTTAGATAAGAATACTGGTCAAGATGAAATACTTGAATTGAAGAAAGTATTTTGGGATAGAAAATTTCATTATCCAACTCGTTTATTAATTAAATTTGATGCTGATGAGATAGAGAATTTTATAAGTTCATCTAATGTACATACTAAAGACTCATCTTATAAAACCAATTTAAGATTATGGGAAACAAAAGGAACAAGTGGATTGAGTGAAACTTATACGATTGCTGCTTATCCAGTTAGTGAATCGTGGAATGAAGGAGTGGGTAAGGAATTAGATGATCCCAAAACTACAGATGGAGTTAGTTGGAAAAATAGAAAATATCCAGCGGGTGGTGCTGAAATTGGATGGAACTTAGAAAGTTCATTATGGACAAGTGGGGTTGCGACTAGTAGTGCTGGTGCAAGTTATATCGCTGGTGATGAAGTAACACAATCTTTTTCAGCAGAATCGCCAGATATTAATATGGATATAACTTCTATTGCGAAGAAATGGTTTAGTGGTGTAAATAATAATTACGGATTGTTATTGAGATTTTCTGGCAGTAGAGAAACATCAACTGGTAGTTTTGAGGATTTAAAATTCTTTTCGAGACAGACTAATACAATATATTCTCCAAAGATTGAATTAAAATGGGATGACCATTTACCAAGTACAGGCAGTAATACAGGCAGTTTAACTGCATTAGATTTATCTGGTACTGCGGAGAATTATATTTACCCAATACATTTTAGAGAAGCTTATAAAGAAACGGAACAAGTTAAGTTTAGATTCGGTGCTAGAAAAAGATATATTAATAAGAGTTTTACAACATCAGTACAGACTGTAAGTGGGAGTTATTTTGCAGAAGGTTCAGCATCGTATTCTATAATTGATTTAGCAACCAATGAATCAGTTGTTCCATTTAGTTCTTATACAACAATGAGTTGTGATACAGTATCACCGTACTTTATGCAAGACTTAAATGGATTTGAACCAAACCGTGCTTATAAAATAATGGTTAAAGTGAATCATAATGATAATCAGGAGATAATATACGACGATAATTTTGAATTCATATTGAGGGTATAATCATGCCAAAGTTTCAAGAAGAACAAGAAAAACAGCAACAAGAACAGCAAGAACAAGAAGAACCAAAGTTTCAAGAAGAACAAGAAAAACTGCAACAAGAACTGCAAGAAAAACAACAAGAACAAGAAAAACAAGAAGAACAAAAAGAAGATATAACAGCTGATTATTATTATGGGTTGGGTGAAGGATTAGCAGAATTTCCACCACTCACAACTGCTCCGTTAAATGAATTTACACAATTTATAGTTATGAAGCCATATACTTGGTTGGTTGAAAAAGTTCCAAACTTGACTAATTTTTTGACTGTTTTTTCTAATTTAATAAATAACTATAATGGAGCTATAGGTGGTGGGTATCTTCGGAGAGCGGTTCAATCAGGTGATGCTCTTCAATTTCAAAATGCTGATATTGATTTTTGGTTTTTAACATCAACTGATTTATTGAATGCAGTTAACTTCGTTAATCAGGGTCATCTTGTAGAGTTTCATCAACCAGAATTACAAGAAATACAAGATGGTAAAGTTTTATATAGTTGGGATTTAGTATCCAAAACAAGTGACATTCCAAATATAAAATTACAAATAATTAGCAGATTGGTAGGTGGTATAGAAAATATATTATCACAGTTTGATATTACAAATACAAAAATAGCAACAAATTTAAATCAAGTTGCTGTGGATAGTAGATGGGAAGGGTTTGAATCAAATAAGTTTGTGAATATAGATATAGTTCAACCGGTTGCTATTATAAGTCGGTTATTAAAATATTTGTATAGTGAAGGAGAACCATTTAAACTTAATGGTTTAAGTGCTTTTAAATTTTTAACTTGGGTTGGACCAAGAGTTTCGTATTCACCTTATATGCAACAACTATATGATGTACTTTTGAATGCAAGTGAAGTAAACTATGATACTATTTCTTTTATAGAACCTTATTTAAATGGATTGAATTTACCAACGGAAGAAATACTTCCAGTTAATTTACCATTGACTGTGAGTTTGATGTAATGGCTTTTCATCGTACAGATAATAGCGAAACTCATGTTTCTGAATCAATTTTTGATATTGCTTTGGGAATTCAAAACACTGGCGGACTGTTATATTTTACTTCGGATATAGAAAGTGAAACCGGTGATAATTTTAATGTTACAGTTGATCAACTTGAAGGTGAAATTAATGTACCATATCAATATGATGAAGAAGTAAGGCCGTGGACTCTAGC